TCTATGATGGAGTGAAATGGATTGTAAATTGGTTCCAATACGATGTCTATGAAGACAAGTGGCAAATAGAACTGCATGAATTATGAGTGTACCTGTTAAAATATATCGGTCTGTTGTTTACCAGGATGGTCAGACACCAAGCAATCCTAATTTGAATGGTGATCCTGTAATTAATCCTGTAAATCCTGATGATGGCCCTACCGATGAATTGGTTCCTTATGATGGAGCGATCAGGGATGTTAACCTTGGGGAAAAAGGATTGACATCAGGCTATGTAACGTTTGATACTACTTCTACATCGACACCTACAGATCAGGGTACGATGTATTGGGATGCAACTAATGAGACTGTTGCCTTGATCATGGATGGAGTCACTCAGCATATTGGTCAGGACTTTTACATTTACGTTAAGAATAGCACAGGAGCAACTATCCCAAAAGGGAAAAACGTAGGTTTTGCAGGAACAGATGGTGCAAGCGGTCACGTTCTGATTAAAAAATTCATTGCGAACGGAACAGAGCCATCAGAATACTTTATAGGGGTAACTGCTGAAGCTATTGACAATGGATCATTCGGTCAAGTATTGGCTATCGGTGAATTGACAGGAATAAATACTTTAAGCTATTCCCCAAATCCATTATTGTATTGCTCAACAACTGTCGCAGGTGAATTTCAGACTACTGTTCCTGTTGCTCCAAACAATATCATATTGGTTGCGTCCGCAGTCAATTTCAAAAACAATGGTGATCTAAAAGTAAGACCTACAATAGGGAGCAATATTAATCGTGATGAGGGAGTAAAGATCACAAGTCCTACTAACGGACAGGCTTTACTTTATAACTCATCAACTCAGTTGTGGGAAAATGCTACAATTAGTGGGCAAGTTCCTGTACGGCAAGTTTTCGCCTACACATCATCAAATACATTCACTTTATCCTATTCAAATCCTACTGCAATCTATGTAGCTTTAAATGGTCAAGTGCTAGAGCAAGGAGGTCTGTACGATTGGACGATATCGGGAACAACTTTAACTGTTACCACTCCTCTATTGTCAGGCGATGAAATTTCGATCCTTTACTATACCAACTTGCCTAATGTTACTAATTACGGCAGGAATATCGATGGAGGCGCACCTGATTCAGTTTATTTACCAATTCAAAATGTAGATGGTGGTACACCTTAAATAATATGGCAGACATAATTCAAATTCGGAGAGGCACGGCTTCACAATGGACATCTACCAATCCTGTTCTTGCTGATGGTGAGTTAGGATTTGAGACTGATACTAAAAAAGGAAAGCTAGGGAATGGAGTTACTGCCTGGAGCAGTTTACCATATTCGTTTACAGGAGAATCTGCAAATGTTGCCGAACAGATAGAGGCGGCAACGGCAAAGTCTACTCCTGTGGATGCAGATGACTTTGGTATTACTGATAGTGCGGCATCAAATGTCCTAAAGAAACTTTCTTGGGCAAATGTTAAAGCTACTCTTAAAACTTACTTTGATACCCTTTATGCTCTTTCATTTCATACCCATGATGCTTCAGCAATAACTACAGGAACATTATCTGCGGCTAGAGGAGGCACAGGAATTGGAGTCTATACAGTTGGTAATTATATCAGAGCCATAGGTGTTAACATTATGGAGCAGATAACTCCTGCGCAGGTATTAACTGACATTGGAGCCGCACCATTATCTCACAACCAAAATGCCTCTACGATTCAAGCAGGTACATTTGCGAGTGGTGATTTTGTTTTCCCAAATAACCTAGATATAAATGGTCAGGTAGCTAGTCCTGTCAATGCCAAAGGAAATAGCGGAACAGGAACAGTCACGTTTAATTGGAATGATGCAAATATTCAATCCGTTACCTTAACAGGAAACTGCACTTTTGCATTCTCTAATCCTAAATCAGGAGCATCATATCAGATCATTATTACCCAAGATGGCACAGGATCAAGAACTATCACTTGGCCTACTATTCATTGGGAGGGAAAAGCAGTTCCATCATTAACAGGTACGGCCAATAGTAAGGACATACTGACTATCACTTACGATGGAACGAACTACAATGCGATCATTGCTAAAAACTTTGGAACACCATGAGTTTGATACCATTTGGATTTTGGAAATCTAGTTCAGCACCTGTTCTGACCAATTTACTATTCTACTATGACCCTGGAAATCCATCCTCTTATTCGGGATCAGGATCAACGTTGACTGACTTATCGGCTAATAATTATGGAGGTACTATTAATGGCGCAACTTACAGTTCATCAAATGGGGGAATCTTTACTTTTGATGGTGTAAATGATGGTATAACGCTAAATAGCAACATCACATCATCAATGTATTCGACTAGCTTTAGCATTTGTATATTTCTAAAACCTGCCACATCTCCTCCTAGCACTCAATCCTTTGCTTCTTTTGCAAATGATGGAGATGCGACTCAAAGAAGATTAAGAATGAGAGTTCTTAGTGATGGAGGTATGCAGATGAGTTACTTTGCTAATGACTTGTCAACGGCTACATCATTGATTACGTTCGGTAATTGGTACATGATTGTGATGCAGTATAATTCGGGAGCAGATACAAGTAAAATTTGGCAAAATACAACTGAAAGAGCATCAGGATCAGAAGGCCCATTTCTATCAGGAACAGGAAGCAGAGGATACATTGGAAACTATGACAATGGATCGGAATGGTTCAAGGGAGATATTGGTGTAATGATGGGGTACACTTCTAATCTTACATCCACTCAGATTACACAAAATTTCAATGCGTTTAAAGCAAGATACGGGTTATGAAACTAATCAGAATTAATCAAGATCAATCATCAGTTTATCCTTATTCAATCCAAAAATTGAAGGAAGATTATCCTAACACTTCTTTTCCTGATCAATTTACAGATGATCTGTTAGCCGAATACAACGTGTTTTTGGTCAACATTGTGCCTCCTGGGACAGATCACACAAAAAATTATACTGAAGGAACTCCCACTTTTTCCAACGGACAATATTATCAAAATTGGATTGTGTCGGATGCTTCACAGGCAGAAATCAATGAAAGAGTAAGTAACCAATGGGCAAATGTCAGACAGGAAAGAAACAAGTATTTGCAAGAATCGGATTGGACACAATTAAGAGATGCACCTTTCCCTGAGAATAAAAGAGGGGAGTGGGTTATTTATCGGCAGTCACTTAGAGATGTGACAACTCAAAGCAATCCATTTAACATTAATTGGCCTGTTAAACCTCAATAATCATGTCAAAAAGAAGACTATTATTAAACAATAACCAATATGAAGATTTGGATCAATCTTTTGCGGATTTAAGAGAAACTGATCCATCCTATGTTGGAAAAGAATTTTTTATTCCACAGGTTACGGCAACTTACAATAGTGGTCTTGGTGAATATGAAAATCAAAAACTTGAATTAATTAATCCTGTTGGTAACGTAACTGTAATTACAACGGGAATGACTTTAAGGCCACTTAATAACAGTTTTACTACAATTAATTATTCTACAAGTAATTATTGTAAAATCGTAAAAGTATCAATAGCTAATATTTATACTATCGAAATTCTTTTTTCAACAGGAGCGATAACTGTTGGTAGTGCAAGTGGTCAAGTTTTTTTACAAGGAATCAATGTTTCACTAAGTCCAACAGACACTATCTTTATAGTAGAGGCTGATCCAACAAGTTTCATAAATGCTCCAAAGTATGGAAAATATACAGGATCAAATGCCTTTTCATTGTATAAAGATTTGCCTTTAACTACCTCAAATCAGCTATTAGTGTCTGATTTAAAAGTAACTACAGGAACAAATAATTTTTTTAAAGTTTCGGGAGTTGGAGTATTTGGGATATAAAAAAATAGGACAGATAAAAATTTAAACTATTTTTAAAGGCAAATGGAAAAGCAAATGACTAATACGAATCTTGTGGATGCCGAAATCACCACATTTGGGAAATCATACCTCATATTCCTGTTCATGGTTCTAAATATTTCAGTTGAGCAGGTTGGATTCCTTTTGGTTTTGGTCTTTTTTGATAGCCTTTTTGGAGTGATCAGAGAGGTGAAACTAAAGGCTAGACTATCATGGGAGAGATTTATTTGGGGTATCACAAGTAAGTTTGCGATCCTTTTAATCCCTTTCTTCATCGCCTTATTCGGTAAAATTTTCAAAGTAGACCTTGTTTACCTTGTTCAGATGTTCATTTACATCATTGCCGCAAACGATATGGTCAGCATCATTACCAATATCTCGTCAATAAGGTCGGGTGTTCGGTATAAAAACGTTGACTTCATAGAGCGTGGCATTCATTACCTAACCAACTTCTTCACTAACTTAGTGACAGGAGTTTTAAACAAAAACGGAAATGGCAAACCTTAACGCACCAAGTCAGGGAGTCCTAAACATAAACAACATTCAAGGCAATTACCTTGAAGTGCCTTTACAGTTTAAACTGAACGGAACTCCGATCAATCTGACTACATATCTTGGGATCAAGATGGAGATCAAAAAAACCTACAATGTCAATGAGGTTGCTTTTCTGACCTTTACTGTAGGGCAAGGATTGACTATTTCGGGAGTGGACAACAATATTTTGACCTTTATCCTAGATGAGACATTTTGGGATTCTCAGACTACTAAATGGGTTTATGACATAACCTTTGAGAATGCCGATGGAGAAAAATATACCTATCTGAAAGGCACGATAAGCAACGTATTAACCGCTTCATCGCTATGAGTTATGAGGTAATTGTAACACCTACCATTTACAATGTAGAGGTAGAAATCAACGAGCAGGTCATTTCTCCATTTAACATAAATGTGGAGGTGAATCAAAACGTATTGCCGTTTGAGGTTGACATCATTGTAGGAGGTCAGGATTTAATTCTTACCACAACAGGAAATTCGGGAGCATCTACCTATAATGAGGAGACAGGAGCATTAAATATTCCGAATTACAGTTTGTCAGGATTAGGTGGAGTTCCTACCACAAGGACTTTAACGATCAACGGAACTAGTCAGGATTTATCCGCTAACAGGTCATTTACTATTCCTACACACGATGCGGTTACTCTTGGAACTGCTAATGGTCTATCCTTATCAGGTCAGCAATTAAGCCTTGGACTAGCTTCAGCAAGTTCAGTTGGGTCATTAAATTCTGCTGATTGGTCTACATTTAATGGGAAGCAAAATGCATTGTCATTAACTGTTGTCGGATCATCAGGATCGGCAACTTTAATCGGTTCAACTCTTAACATTCCAAGTTATAGCCTAACAGGTCTTGGAGGAGTACCGACAACACGAACGATAACGATCAATGGAGTAACTCAAGACTTATCCGAAAACATATCCTTTACTGTTTCGGGTGGAGGAGGTTCATCAATCACTATCGGAACTCCTGCAAATGGATTAAGCCTGAGTGTTTCCAATGTCCTTTCTCTTGCTTTAGCCTCCACATCTACAACAGGAGCATTGTCATCTACTGATTGGAATACCTTTAATTCTAAACAGTCAGCACTAAGCCTTACAACCTCAGGATCATCAGGGTCTTCTACCTTGGTTGGATCGACTTTGAATATACCGACCTACACTTTAACAGGTCTCGGTGGAGTACCGACAAGCAGAACAATTACGATCAATGGAACGGCTCAAGACTTGTCATCTAACAGGTCTTGGACTGTTGGTGATGTCAGAACAGATTCTTCCTATGCCGATCCTGCTTGGATGTAGACTCAGTTTCTGAAGGACTACACATTCACCCATCGGCAAGAGTTGCAACATCAGGGAATGTCAATCTTTCAACCGATCTAGAGCCAGGAGATGTTGTGGATGGGGTTACGTTAGCACAAGGAGATAGAGTGCTAGTAAAATCTCAATCATTACCTGCTCAAAACGGAATCTATGTTGTACAGGCATCAGGTGCGGCAGTTCGTGCGGCAGACTTTAATGAACCTGCTGAAGTAGATGGAGGTGACTTTGTCTTTGTAAATAGCGGAACACTTTACGCAGATACAGGATGGGTGCAGGTTACTGACAACGTAACTATTATCGGAACTGATCCAATTATCTTTACCCAATTCTCAGGAGCAGGTACATATTTGGCAGGTACAGGTTTGACCTTAACAGGGAATATCTTTAGTGCGAACATTGGAACTGACATTCAAGCCTACGATGCAGACCTAGCCTCAATCGCAGGGTTGGCAGGTACTAGTGGCTATTTGATTAAGACAGGTGCAGGTTCATGGACTTTAGATACCTCAACTCATTATTCTAGGATCATATCGGTAATCACTACCAATACTGTTGCAACCTTTAATAGTGGAGTAGATTACGTTTACCTAGCAAGCAATACAATTTCTGTTACCTTGCCTACTGCGGTGGCAAATCAAAGTATTTATACAGTAAAAAATAAAGGAACAGGTGTAATCACGATCAATACTACCTCTTCTCAAACTATTGATGGATCGGTATCAATCACACTTCCTGTACAGTATGAGGCGGTCAGCCTTGTATCTGATGGGTCAAATTGGAATATAATCTAATGGCATATCAACCGAACAACCCGAATGGACAGGCAACGATGGCTAACTCAGAGCCTGTCGTTATTGCTTCTGATCAAACTGCAATTCCTGTAACTGATAATGGAGGATCGTTGACAGTAGATGGAACTGTTGCGGTATCTAACTTTCCTGCAACTCAGCCTGTCTCAGGAACTGTTGCCGTGTCTAACTTTCCTGCCACTCAACCTGTGTCGGGTACAGTTACCGCTAATGCAGGTACAGGTACAATGAATGTGTCTGTTCAAAATTCATCTATTCCTGTAACTGACAACGGAGGCTCTTTAACTGTAGATGGATCAGTATCTGTCTCTAACTTTCCTGCAACGCAAGCGGTATCAGGAACAGTAACGGCTAATGCAGGGACAGGAACTATGAACGTGTCGGTACAGAATGCTTCTATTCCTGTAACTGACAATGGCTCTTCCTTGACAGTAGATTCAACTCAGCTACCTGCCGCACTTGGTGCTAACGGAGCAATGAAAATTGAAGGATGTACCGCACATGATTCTCCTGATGCAGGTGCGCCTGTTAAAATAGGAGCGCAAGCAGAAACTGCCATGCCTACTGCCGTTGCAAGTGGAGATAGGGCAAATGCTATATCTGACAGATATGGTAGGATAATGACTACCTCTATTGATCCTGCAATGCAATC